TGCAGGAGTAGGCGCTGGTGGTGCAAACCCTTACGAAAACATCAGGACTACGCTAGGGCAGTTTAATTACGCTATAGATCCAAAGACGGGCAATGTTGTTGTTAAGGACGTATATGACTTTAACCCTGTAAAGGGCGGTAAGTATCAGTCTGAGTCTAGGGGTGATTATTTAAGCAGAACACCTAGCCTAACTAATATTGCTAGGATTTACGGTGAGGCAATGATGCCAGCAGGTTCTGGTAAAGGTAGGCCAGTTCAGGTTCAGATACCGGGACTACTTGGTAGATAGCATGACATCCAAAGGATAATGCAATTATGGAAACAAATGAAACCAGTAAAGTGCAGGGGAATGCAGGAATTGCAAACCTAACTAACATGGGCAAGGGCAGGACTAAGGGAGTGCCTAATAAGTCCACAGCCATCGTTAGAGAGGCTATTGCTAACCTACTAGAGCGCAATGCTCCGAACATGGACAGATGGCTTAACGAGGTAGCGCAGGAAGACCCATACAAGGCACTAGACCTAATGAACAAGCTCAGTGAGTACCATATTCCTAAGCTGGCTAGGACTGAGGTGACAGGCCTTGATGGTGCGCCTCAAGAACACGTGGTTACATGGCAGAAGTGAGACAATCCCTAGCCGACAGGTTTGAGGCAAAAGTTGAGCGCATTCCTTTTATGGGCTGCTGGGTCTGGGTTGGCGCTGTAAATCATCGTGGCTACGGTATTATTGGCAAAGGCGCTAGGGGCCAAGGGAATGAGAGAGCGCACAGGACTGCATACCGCCTATACCGTGGTGAAATACCTGAAGACAAGATAATCCTGCACAAGTGCGGGAATTCTAATTGCGTCAATCCGTGGCATCTTGAGGCCGGGACACAGAAGGAAAACGCGCAAGACACGGTTAGGATGGGTAGGCATTTTCAGCCAGATAATCGAGGGTCTAATTCTTCTTTTGCTAAATTGGATGAGGCCAAGGCTCAAGAAATACTGGCGGCAAAGGGCAAGGAAAGAGGCATTGGTGTTGCATTGGCTCAAAAGTTTAACGTAAGTACATCTGCTATTTACTCAATATGGGCGGGGGTAAATTGGAGCAAATAGTTATCCCCTACTCGCCAAGGGAACTTCAGCTAAAGATACATGAGGCTGTAGACAGTCACCGTTTTACAGTCGTAGTTGCCCATAGAAGATTTGGCAAGACTGTCTCTGCTATCAATCACTTGATAAAGGCTGCCATTGAGTGCAACAAGCCAAACCCTCGATTTGCTTATATCGCGCCTACTTATGCTCAATCTAAGCGTGTCGCTTGGGATTATCTGCTTGAGTTCACTCGTCCTCTGGGAGCAGTGGCAAACATATCAGAGCTTAGGGTGGACTTTTGGGGCAGACGGATTAGTCTTTACGGCTCTGATAACGCTGATAGCCTCCGTGGTCAGTACTTTGATGGCGTTGTGCTGGATGAGATCGGAGACCAAAACCCTAAGATATGGAACGAGATCCTAAGACCTGCTCTGGCTGACCGTGAGGGCTGGTGCTTATTCATAGGTACGCCAAAAGGTAGAAACCACTATGCAGACCTGAGAGACAGAGCGCAGGTTACTGAGGGCTGGCAGCTACTAGAGTTTAAGGCTAGTCAGACCGGAGTGCTGAGTGACAAGGAACTATGGGCGGCTCGTCAAGAGATGGGCGAAGACAAGTACCAGCAGGAGTTCGAGTGTTCCTTTAACGCCGCCATTGAGGGGAGCTATTTTGGGCAGATTATCAATGATCTTGAGGCGAAGGGCCGTATCACTACCATTGACCGTGATGATCTTTGCAAGTCTTTCGTTGCTTGGGATCTTGGGATGGGTGACAGTACGTGCCTTTGGGTTGCTCAGTTGGCTGGTAAAGAGATTAGGATCATTGATTGCATGGAGAACCACGGAGTCGGTCTGGACTACTATGTATCATGGTTGCGAGAGAACAACTACCAAGGATTCACCCAGTATCTCCCCCACGACGTTGAAGTCAGAGAGTTGGGAACAGGGAGAAGCCGTAAGGAAGTACTCGAAGAAGCAGGGCTATCTATAACGGTGGCTCCCAGACTGTCCATTGCTGACGGTATTCAGGCTGTCCGTAGGATGCTGCCTAGATGCTGGTTTGACCACAAGACTAAGCCGGGACTTGATGCCTTACGTAACTATCGGCGGGAATATAACGAGAAGCAACAGGTGTTCTATGACAAGCCGCTGCACAACTGGGCTTCTCATTACTCGGATGCCTTTAGATACCTAGCGATAAGCCTTGACGAATCTGATGATTCATGGTCAAGCGAATTGCCTATTAAGACGAATTGGATTGTATAATAAGCAAAATTGCCTGAAAGGTATTTGCTATGATGGATGAAGGCCAAGTTAAGGGTATTCTGGAAGCCGAGATTGATAACAGTCTGGGCTACATTGATACAGAAACCACAGAGGCTCGTCGTAAAGCCCTAGATTACTATCTACGTAATCCTTACGGCAATGAGGTAGAAGGTCGCAGCCAGATCGTTACTGGCGAGGTAGCCGAAGCAATAGACGGCGCTCTCCCAAGTTTGATACGTGTTTTTACGACAACAGAGGATATTGTCTATTTCGAGCCTAAGAGTCCTGAGGCTGAAGAATCCGCTAAACAAGCCACTGACTACTGCAACTGGGTGTTCTATCGTGAGAACGATGGTCTGCTGATCCTGCACAACTGGTTCAAGGATGCCCTGCTTCAGAAGGTTGGCGTTGTTAAGACGTACTGGGATAAGCGTGAAGACGTTACTGTAGAGAAATACAAGAACCTGAGCGAGATGGAACTGGCAATGCTGTTGTCGGATGAATCGCTGGAGGTTGTTGAGCAGGAAGTAGAGTTTGACGATGGCGGTATGGACATGATGGGTCAGCATGTCCTTGTGCCTCGCTTTGAAGTTAAGGTCAAGAAAGTTAAGAAGTCTGGCTCTGTACGTATTGAGAATGTTCCACCGGAGGAGTTCCTGATCTCTAAAGCGGCTCGGGACATTGAGACTTCCCCCTTTGTAGCTCATCGTAAGCTAATGCCGAGGTCGGATTTGATCGCCATGGGCTACGATGAAGACCTTGTCTATGAGCTACCTTCTTATGATGATCTGACGTTCTCTCAGGAGCGGATTGCTCGCTTCGATGCGGGTGAACAGCCAGACGAGCAGCAGAGCCTTGACCCTGCAATGCAGACCGTTGAGGTCTACGAGTGCTATATCCGCATTGACGAAGATGATGACGGTATCGCAGAGCTGCGTCGCATTGTATATTGCGGCAGTGAAATACTAGAGGACAAGGAGTGTGATTACATTCCGTTCCATTCGATCTGCCCTATTCCTATCCCGCACAAGTTCTTTGGACAGTCGCTTGCTGACCGTACCGTTGACCTGCAACTCATCAAATCCACGATTGTTCGTCAGTCGCTGGATAACCTGTATCTGACTAACCATAACCGTATTGGCGTGGTTGATGGTCAGGTAAACATTGATGACCTGCTGAATGCTACGCCGGGCGGTGTGATCCGGATGAAGAACCCGAATGCTTTGATGCCGCTGTCTGTTGCGTCTACGTTCGGTCAGGCTATGCCGATGCTGCAATACTTGGACGAGGTTCAGGTCAAGCGTACTGGCATTAGCGATGCACAACAAGGACTAGATCCGGATGTGTTGTCTAACGTTACTGCGGCTGCTGTAGCTGCGATGATGAAGTCTAACTCCGGCAAGATGGAGCTGATTGCCAGAGTGTTCGCTGAGACGGGCGTAAAGAGCCTGTTCAAGGGTATTTTGCACCTGCTGGGTAAGTATCAAGACAGACCTAAGCTGGTTCGTATGCGTGGCAAGTATGTTGAGTATGATCCTCGCACTTGGCAGAATGAGTACGATGTGTCGGTTAACGTTGGTCTGGGTTCAGGTGACAGGGATCAGAAGATTGCCATGTTGCAGATGATCCTAGCCAAGCAAGAGCAGATCATTCAGCAGTATGGCCCCTCGAATCCTCTCGTTACGGTTGGTCAGTATCGGAACACATTGGGCAGGTTCATTGAGGCTGCTGGCTTTAAGGATGCTAGCGTGTTCATGAACGAGATTACGCCAGAGCAAGATGCCCAGTTGTCACAGCCACAGCCTCCGACTCCTGATGCTCAGGCTGAAGTTGCTCAGATGCTAATGGAAGTAGAGCGCGAGAAAACACAGGCTAAGGCTCAGATTGATGCGGCTAAGTTGGATCTGGAACGTCAGACGCTAGAGGCTGAGTTCACCCGTAAGGGCATTGAGATGCAGATGAAGAACCAGAAAGATCAGTCCGAGATTCGTATTAAAGAGGCTCAGTTAGCAGTCCAGCAACTTCAGGCTATTCTGGCTATGGACTTGGTTGATGAGGAAAGCCGTAACAAACAGGCTGAGATTGTTTTGAAGGCGATTAAAGAACTGGGGAGCTTGAGTGGACAGAGCGCAATGGGCTATTAACCTGCTGAGGGACGAGACCTTTAAGGAGGTCTTTGAGGAACTTAGGGGCGTAGAGATGAGCCGGATACTCATGAGCGACTATGACGGTATCCAAGCCCGTGAGGATGCTTATATGCGTCTGAGGGTTCTGGAGTCTATTGAGAACCATATCGAAGGCATGGCGGATCAGAAGATGATCGATGCCAAAAGGCTAAAGATTTTGTAACCCGAGTCGGGCGGTTCCCGATATAATTTAGGAAACATACATGAGCGATACTCAAAGCACGACCCCGGAAGGGAATGCAGAGTTAACGGTAAGCGGTGCAGCAGACGCTATTTTGGGTCTAATGGGTGGTGATGAAGGCTCCGAACAGGAACAACCTAAACGCCAAGCAGAGGCCAACGATAGCGATGCCGAATCTGATGAGTACGAGGAATCGGATGAGTCAGAGGTAGAACAAGAAGATGACGGTGAAGAAGCAGAGGAACCTCAGAGGTATCGTGTCAAAGCCGCTGGCGAAGACAAAGAGGTAACCCTTGACGAGCTTATCAAGTCTTATCAACTTGGCACAGACTATACCAAGAAATCGCAAGCCGTTGCTGAAGAACGCAAGGTAGTTGAAGCAGAGCGCCAGCGTATTGATGAAGCAAGGCAACTCCGTGACCAGTATGCGGAGAGGTTGCAGATGATTGAGCAGATGCTGAATCAGCAGCAGCCAGAGGAAAATCTGGAGTATCTCAAGGAGACTGATCCGATTGGTTACGCTGTCAAGGTAGCCGAGATGAGTCAAAAGGAGAAGCAGTTAATGCAGGTTCGTGCTGAACGTGAGCGTATCTCGCAACAGCAGGAATACGACAGACAGAGCCAGTTGAGACAGCAAATATCTGTTGAGGCTGAGAAGTTAGTTGCTGCGTTACCTGAATATGCTGATCCCGAGAAGGGCGAATTGATCCGAAAGGACATTCGGACTTACGGTAAGCAAGCCGGGTTTTCTGATGATGAATTAGCGAATGTTTATGATTCGCGAGCAGTTCTGACGCTGTGGAAGGCTATGCAGTTTGATAAGTTGCAGTCTTCTAAGTCTGGTATCACTAAGAAGGTCTCAGAGGCTCCCAAGGCGATTAAGCCCGGCGTATCTAGGCCAAGGGATAGCAACAGCGAGGAACTGAAGAAACTTAAAGCGCGAGCTAAGAGTTCCGGAAGGGTCTCTGATGCCGCAAGTGTATTTGAACGATTCTTGTAAAGGATTTAATCATGGCAATTTATAACGCATACGATGCTATTGGTCAGCGCGAAGACCTTACCGATGTGATCTACAACATCTCGCCAACTGAGACACCATTTATGTCCTCGATTGGCAAGACTAAAGCTACTGCTGTTTACCACGAGTGGCAGACTGACTCGCTGGCTGCTGCAACGACTGCTAACGCTGCTGTTGAAGGCGCTGACGCTTCTGACGCTACCCTGTCACCTACTACCCGTCTCGGTAACTACACCCAGATCCTGCAAAAGACCATCAAGGTCTCCGGCACTTTGGATGCAGTGAACAAGGCTGGTCGTAAGTCGGAAAAGGCTTATCAGCTTGCTAAGGCTTCGCAAGAGCTGAAGCGTGATCTGGAAACCATCCTGCTGTCGAATCAGGGTCGTGACGCTGGCTCCAGCAACTCTGGCGCTCGTAAGATGGGTTCGCTGCTGTCATGGATCAAAACCAACTCGTCTGCTCAGACTAACGGTGGCGATCCTACGACTATCGGCGTATCGGCTCGTACTGACGGTAACACCCGTACTTTCACTGAGGCTCTGCTGAAAGAAGTGGTTGCTGAGGTGTTCGTGTCCGGTGGCTCTCCTTCGGTTCTGATGGTTGGCGCTACAGGTAAGCAGAAGGTTTCGACTTTTACTGGTATCGGCGAGACTCGTTTCAACGTTACTGGTGCAAAGCCATCGACGACCATCGGCGCTGCTGACATCTAGGTGTCGGACTTCGGCAATATGTCGGTTGTTCCTAACCGCTTCCTGAGTGTTCGTGAT